TTGCGATAGCTAATCCCGGTCAGGCGGCGGGTGGTGGTGTGCGTGCCGGATGCGGCGCCGGCCCCCAGCAACGTCAAGGATTGGGAACGGACGCCGCAATCATACCGAAACCCGCTGAGCGCGATTTCCACCAACGTATCCAGTTGCTCCGATCCATTCGGCCAGCGGATGCCTTTCTGAATGACGATTGTTCCCTCTTCCAGGGCTTCAATCGCCGTTAAATCCGCTTCGCTAAAACCGGGTACGACTACAGTCACCGCCAGATTTTCACTGGTTTTGCGGATGCTGATAAACGACGCCATCACCTCAACAGGGTCGGTTCCTCCAATCAGATAAACACGATAAATCTGCGGCAACGCCCGCCCGATATAATCCCGGTACAAGGCAGGCGTGCTCAGGGACACAGAAAGCGGCAAACCTGGAACCGCCGCATAACGATCCCCCTGATACGTAGGCTTGCCTAAGCGAAACCGGGTTAATAACGGCGGCGTTTCAACTTCTCGGACATCAATGGAAAAAACATCTACATAATAACCTTCTGCTATTGTTCTGCTGTATGTTTTAGCGAACCAGACAAAAGCGGAAAGATCAGCGGATAATTTATAAACTGAATAGTCGCTCGCCATATACCTACTGCAAAAATAAATATTATCATCCGCATCTATAGCTATTCCGTTAATCAAATTATAATAATCAGAATCAAAAAGACCGCTGCTGTTTTTTTCAATAAAATTCAAATCAGAATCATACTTGTAAAAATAATAACCGTCAGAATACGGGCTAGAACAAACAATGACATTTTCAGAGCTGTCTAAAACAATATGGAGTGCTTCTGCTTCAATGTTATCAGCTTCCCGTGGAACTTTATCAATCAGTTCGCCATCGCTGTTGTACTTAACGATCCAATAAAAATAAGTACGATCTGTGACAAAATTAAACCCTCCTGCTAAATAAATATTGTCTGAGCTATCTACAACCAGGTCTGAAGGATAAAAAGAATCTTTCGCCGCTATATAAAAACCCGTTCTCCAGATTACAGCCCCCGTATCAGCGTCATATTTACACAGCATTCCATAAATATTGCTTCCACTCCCTATAGTATAAACATAACCATTTTTATAAAATATGGCTGAGCGATTACTAGAAGAGGATGAAAACCCATGATCGGCGGACCACTGCAATACGCCGGCGCTGTTGTATTTTCTAGTAGTGTAATACCCGGTTCGATCAGCGGTCTCCCCGCCGCCATCGCGCCAACTGTCCTCCATCCACACCCCGGCATCCGTTGTTGCCACACCAAAGGTATATAAATTACCGTCCTCATCAATCGCAATACTGAAAACGGGTGCTTTATGATTGACATGCCAAAGAATAATTCCATTTGGATCGAGCTTAGCGGCGGTGGCCGCAAACATCACGTCGTCTTCCGTGATTCCTACGGCATGTGTTTGCCAGGCGGTATTCATCGCCTCATCCGTGTAATAATTACCCCAAACTGAACAGCCCACATAAGCATTGCCGGCTACATCCAGTTTTATGGAGGTGATTATACTCATACAACCGGGAATATCCGCGCGATGGCCATGCGGATAGGTATTGCCGACGCTATCAAATTTTTGCAACGCCGGCCCATAGACCGTATCAGAGTAATAATTTGCCGGGTTGTTGTGGGCGCCAATCGCTACTACTGGAGTCGCAGTCATGCCGGCTTATAAAACAGTTTGTTGGTGGAGTTCCATTGCACGGTGTAATTGCTGCCGTTACTCACAATATCGGCGGGTGTCGTATCCAACAGGATGTAGAACAGCAACGGATTGGTCAGCCCGCCGCCGCTGCCCGACTTATAGCACACGGCATAGCGAAAGGTTTTGGTCAGCGAAGTCCAAACGACATCGGTAAAATCAATCGTGGAGGTCGTCACGACCGGATCTGCCAGCGTCGCGCCACCTGTGGTATAGCCGTCCCCGGACACTACCTCGTTGGTGGATACGTCAGCCCATTCATCATGGGAGGTACTCGGCGTGTAGCTGGACGTGACCAGCGCCAGCTTGAGGGTGTCGGTATCAAGATCAATCCCCCCGGTCAGCAGCAGTTTCCACAGATTATCGTAGGCGGTAATTGAAGCAGCCATGTCAGGTATCCAGGCGGCTCACCAGCCGCAGCGAAATTTTGAGCGTCTTGCCGGCCAGCGCAAAGCCCAGGACGGCGCTGTAGACGCCGACTTCAGTTGAGGCGATCACTTGACCGTAATACGCAACCAGATAGCGCAACGTCTCCAACAGGGATTTAGCGGGATAGGCCAGTGTCGTTTCCAGCGTTTGATCGGCAATCGAATAACCGCCATCGTACACCGAGACCGCGCCGTCCAATGTGGCCGTGACCTCGCCCCGGCGCTGCGCTGCATACGGATTGCTGAGCCGGGCCGGCACAATAAGCGCCCCATCCGGGTCATAGGTCGTCGCGGCCAGTCCAATCATATCAGGTGACTCCCAGCAGAAAATCGGCAAACTCGGCATTCACCCGCACCCGGATTGCTTTGAGCACTTCCCACATGAACGCTTCCAGTTGCGGCGCCAGGCCAGAGCCATCAATCCGAATCAGCGCGTCCCCGCGATTCAGCGCATCGGTTTTGGCCTTAATCTGTTCGATCTGAGTTTCGATCAACTTGTTTTGCATTTCTAGCGCTTTGTCGCGGCGCGCGTTTTCTTCATCAATCCACGATTCGATTTTTGACTGGCTCCAACTGTCCTTTGCGTCGCCAAACAATCCGTATAAATCGCCCAGCACGTCCCCGGTGCTTTCAATAGTCGTATTGATTGAATCAAACGCCGCTTCAACTTTTTTAGTATCGGCTTCCAGTTCTGCGATATTCAGTTCAACCCGCGCTTCAATCAATTTGATCCGTTCATTAGAAGCAATTTCTTCCATCTTGATTAAAAATTCATCTGATTTTTTGGTGACTTCTTCAACTTTCTTCGCTGAATCGCTGGCCGAATCCCCAACGGCTTTAAACGCCCCGGTCGCCTTAACCGTACCGCCGCCCACTTGTTCATAAGACTTGACCAGCGCGCCGTTGATGGCTACCGCACCGGTTATATCTGCCAAATAGGCGCCGGTCACAACATTGTCAGGTATCGGTTTGATGTCGGCAAACGGTTCAAAGCTTTCCTTCAACCGGGTTACTTTCCCAGTCAGTGTGTCATACGCATAGCCCTGGCCTGCAAACGCATTGGTCAGGGCCTCCATCTCGGCTTTGGTATCGCCGGTTTTTTTGGCGGCGGTTTCTTGCGCATCCAGCCAGGCGTTGATTTCCGTGCGAGTGGCCTGGGCGGCCGCCGCTTCTTCGGCAAACGCAACGGGCAATACCTTAAATTCCTGCGCCGCTGTCTGCGCGGCCGGCCCCAGCAACCCCATGGCTTCCGCTACATCCGCAGCGGCAGTCCCAAGAGTAGCGCCATTACCCAGTAACCAGTCCGGCGCTAAAACATCGTTGAGCACCTGATCCAGCCCGGTCAGCCGGGTAATTTCAAAAGCCAGTACGCCCACCGCGCCCGCAATTCCGGCCGTCCCTAGCGCCGTCGCCAGCCCCCCGGACTGCAAAACCGCGCCGAGCGCGAGCGCCTCCGCTTTTAAGGCTCCGATGGCCGCGCCTCCGGCGCCGCCAAAAGTCTGTATTCCAATCAGTGCCGTCGTTAGAATCGGGGAGAGCGCGGTAAACGCCAGCGCCAACCCGCCGACCGTGCCGGCAAATTGAATCGTCTCAGGATCCAGATTGATCAACCAACGCCCAAGCTCGATCAGCTTTTCCAGTAAAGGGCCTAATGCTTGCACAGTAGCAATGCTAAATTCCGTTAACGCATTGAATCCATTGCCCAGATCGGTAATAAACTGCGCCAGCCCCTCCACTGTATCAAGATTAGCCGCACCAATAAAATTACTGATGGCCTGGCTAACAGCGTTGATGGCGTTCAAAAACCCGGAAAGGTCGGCCTGCGCCAGCGCGGCCGGAATATTTTGGGCAATGGTCGTTAATTGATTGGCGAAATTTCCGAGAAATTGCTCCAGGGCGGCGACAATGACTTGTAGCGGCCCAGACTGAAAGGATTGACCAATCTCGTTAAAAATCGTCGCAATGGCCTGCTGGATTCCTGAAAACTCATCCAGCAGCGGCGTTCCCAAATTGATAAATGCGATTTGAATCGCATTGCTGATTTTTTGACTGCCCAGCGCGATGTTGTCGGCCATTTTGGTAAACGCTTCACTGGTAGCGCCGGTGGCCAGCCCCATTTTCTCCAGTTCAGCCCGGAATTGGCCACCACCCCCGGTAGTAAGCGACAAGGCGGTCTGTAGCCCTTCCGTGGTTGTGAACAACTGCGCCATGGTCTCTACGTTGCCCCCGGTAGCGGTACGCACCGCTTCCAGGATGCTGGCCAGCCCTTTCGACTGGAGCGTAGTGGCGTTGAACTCAATCCCTAACTGATCCGCAACTTTAGCGGCGGCATCCGTAGGCTTAATAATGGCTTCCAGTATATTGCGGACGCCCGTAATAGCCGCATTAGCCGGAACGCCGTTTGCGGTGAGTACGGCCAGCGCCGCGCCAATCTGGTCTACGCCGACATTGACCGCCGCCGCAATGGGAGTGATTTCAGACAACCCACCCGCCAACTCCGCGATGGAGATTGCTCCATCGCGGATCGTGACTGAGAACACATCAGAGAGTTTTCCCGCTTCATCAATCGTCAGCCCATACGCATTCAACGTACCGACCAGCAACCGGGTGGTGTCCTCCAGTTCCCCGCCCTGCGCCACGGCCAACTGTTCCGCAACAGCCAGCAGCTTCAGTGATTCGCTGTACGCGATGCCTTGCCCAATCGCACTTTGCAGCGCCGCATTGATGGATTCGATGGATTGCGTGCTGGTTTGCGCATATTCGAGGATGTCTTGCCGAAACTTCTGGCTGGCGGCCCCGGTTGCGTCAAACAGCGTCGTAATAAAATTGAAGGAGCTTTGAAATTGCCCAGCGTCGTTAATCGCTACCTTGACCAGGGCTGCGCCGGCAACCAGGGTCGCGGTTTCCAGCTTCAGCAGGCCGGCCGTGACATCGGCCAGCGGGGTCACCGCCCCCAGCGCCGCTTGATTCAGTGCCTCCAGCTTGTTGGCAATCGTTATTGTGGTCTGACTGGCGTTGTCTACGCCCTCAAAGACCAGTTGCACCACTTGCTGGAGAGTTGCCATTTACAGTTTCCGTGGTTTGCTCTTGTGTTCGTAGTACTGGCCCCACAACGCCGCTTCTACGTCGGTCAGTCGCCCTTCAGGAAACACATCCGGGAGCGCCTCGAACAGAAACCGCCCCCGGAGATCGCACAGCATCAGGGCAACGAGGACTCGGGGATTGGCGTAGAGGGCGGCGCTTTTCCCAGATCGGGGCCTTCACCGGTCAGTTCCAGGATGCGATTGGTCAGGGTGTACCCGACGATGGGATAGCCCGTAAACAACCGTACCGCCGTTTCCCGGTCAATTTTTGGCTCTACGCTGCCGAAGACCAGATGATCAAATCGTTTTGCCAGATCGGCGGGCACTTCTGTGCCATAGCCGATCAGCGTTTGCAGGGCTTCGGTTTGTTCCGGTTTGGCGGCGGCGGCATTAGCCAGCGCTTGCACCGCCGCCGCAATCGTGGCGGTGCGGGCATTGGCTTCATTGGCGCGCGCCAGTTCCTCACCGGTCAGGCCGCGCACCACCCAAACCGGCTCTTCCTCCGCCGCAAAGAAAAACCTGAGGTCGGGAACCGGAACAGAGGCTTGGCGCGGGGTTAAGGCCGCGCCTCGAAAGCGGTTGAGGTCAAAGCTCATGAGGCAAAATCAACGCTTTCTTGCAGCGGCGATACCGAGAACGTGGCGGTCGGATTCGCGCCCACCCCAAAAACCCGCGCCACCCCCAGCACACCCTGAGTAATTTGGTACGGCGCTTTATTCTTGTCCGGCATGAACTTGAACAGCAGATTAGCGCCCCGTTTGGCCAGCAACGCATCCGTCACGCCATCCCCCAGCGCCGCCTCAAACGAGGATTGGCCGAGGCTGGAACTGAAGCTGCCCAGCGTGCCATCGTAGTACTGTTCGGAGTTGGTGCTGTTCGAGGTTTCGGCCGGCGTCCAATTCCGGGCGCGGCTAATCTCGGCAAACACCGGAGTCGCAACCCGGGCATAAACCAGTTTAGCGGCGGTGGCGGCGGCGGTGGCGCTCGAGCCATGCACGAGCGGCAGGGCCGCGACAAACGTGATCTGTCCCCGGATCGGATCGGTGCTGTACACCGGGTAATCGTACCGTTCCTGGCTGTCACCGACCACCTGAAAAATTTCGGTAGCACTCACGGGGGCGGCGCTGGCAGAGGTCAGCTTGATCTGCGCCAGTTCGATGCTGCCCAGCGGGATCGCCGGCGGGCCGCCCGCCGCGCCCCGCGTCGCTACAAACGCGGTTGACCCGTCCGCCGCCACCATGGCCGCTGCGCCGGCGCTGGTGATCGTCACCGATGAAATCCGGTAGGCGGTGCCGGCGCTGGAACCGCGCGTGGCCGTGAGCGAGTCATCGGTCACGGCATTGACCGTCAGCACTCCGGTGGTGGCGCTGGCGCCGGTGGCGGCGGGCATCATGGCGGTCAACGCGGCCAGGCGCACGGCATTATCCGCTACGCCCGCCGTGACTTCGCCGCCGGTCATCAGCCCATACGGCGCAACGACATATTCATACCCGGATACCGACGACCAGGGCTTACTGGTCAGGCTGTAGGTCGTGCGGGCGGTATTGCCGGTCATCGCGGCAAACGCCTGTTGGGATTGCGCGCTTTCGTAGTACACAGCGGCAGAACTTAAAACGGCCATGGCAAAACTCCTCGATTCAACTGGGCTGATTCCAGCGGTAACAATAACTACCATGATGCCCCAGCATACGGCTGGCGGCCTGATCAATCAAGAGCGGATACCCCGCCGCGCGGGCGCTCCAGAAAAACGGCAAATCCTCGGTCGAATACGTGCCCGACTGCGCATCCCACTGGATCGGAAACCAGGGTTGCGGTATCGCTTGCAAGACCTCCCGCGCAATCAAACACATCCCAAACCCGGCTGCGCCGGCTTCTTCCAGGTCGGGCGAATCCGCCCGCATTTCCAATCGTGTCGCAAAGTCCGGGGCAAAGGCGGAAAACGGCATACCTTGAAACCGGATGCGGTAATTGCAGGCGACCAGGGGCAGGTTTCGGCGCAACAGCATCATGGGTACAGCGGGCGCAAAGCTCATGTCGTCGTCAATGAACAGGATGTGCGTCGCGCCTTCATCCAGCGCCGTGCGCGCCAGATACTCCCGTCCATTACTGATGCTGGACGATTGGTATTGACGCAGCACGATATGCTGACGCGGCTCCTCCGGGTCTACCGCATCCGTCATAAAGGTCATGCAGAATTGCGCTAGAGAAAGTGCATATTCGGCCCGCAACAGGCCTGAGGTCGGTGTGCACACGCTGAGAGAAATCATGGGCGATAGTCAAATTCCAGGGTCATTTGCAAAACGGCTTCATTGCTGTTCGGGGCCGGGGCAAAAAACGCCGCTGAAGTTTCTTGCACGCGCAAGGCCTGCCCGCCCCACCAGGCTCCGGTCACGGCGTCGGGTTGAATCACGGCGCGAAGAGCGGCCAGTGCATCATCCAGGGTTTCGTCATAGAGGGCGGTGGCGGCCACCTTGAGTTCCAGCGTGACCCGGCGGGTAAAGGTCTGATCGCTGTAATCCTGTTCGCTGGCGAAGCCGTCGCCGGTACTGTACAGGGTGAGCACCGGCAATGTGGCGCTGGTCGTTTCCAGCGCCGCCCGCCCGGTCTGTGTCGGGTAGATCGTCGTCAGTTGCGCTTTCAGGGCCGCCAGGGCCGCCTTGGCACTCATAGCACCATCACCGCAAAGCGTTGGAGATAGCCGTCATCGGCCACCAACTGCGTGGCTTGCCACGTGGTGCTGTCTACCACAAAGGTATCCCCGACCGCCGCTTGATGGCTGGCCGCCAGTTCCAGCGTGCGGCGCTCTTCCATCCGCTCCCCCAGTTCGCCAGTCGCCAATAATTCCATCCCTTGCAGCACCGTCACGCCCGCCGTGCTCACCCCGGCGCTGATCGGTTTCAGCGACAAACCGGAGAGCGTGCCGTCAAACGTCGCCGTCGGAGTCATGACCAGGCCCGCTGTACTGGTAGCCGTCACCCGCCACGCAAAACTTCCCGTCACGCCGGCCTTGGTTTGCCCGCCGAGGGTCACGGTCACGCTACCGGCGGTGCGCCAATCCATCGTCCACACCAGCAGGTACGTCACCCCGGCCGTAACGGTAGCCGCGTGGCTCAGTGTGGCGGTGTGGCCCGTCCCGGCTTCGTGGGCGAACGTACCGGCCGGGGCTTGCGTCCAGGCCGCGCCGACCGTCCAGTCCCCGGCCGCCAGCGCCTCCGCGCCGATGGTTTCGGCGGTGATATGAGTGGCCGTTACGCCGAAGACGGTTTCCAGCGCCGGCACGGCCACTGTACGCATCAAAGTATCAAACGCTGAATCCACAAAACCGCTCCCGGCGTTACTGCGTCAACTCAATCACCCCGGCCTTCGTGGTGGCGGTAAACCGCAGCGCGTAGACCGGCCCGCTGAGCACATACACGGTCGTCGCCGCAACGGCGCCCGCGGGCCACGCAATCCAGGTGCCGTCTGCAACCAGTTGGTATTCCACGCCCAGCGTACCGCCGGACGTGGGGATGGCCGCCAGCGTGCAGGGAGTCGCTTGCAGGGTTTCCCGGCCAATCGTGACCGGGGTTCCCGTAGCGACCGCGATGTGTTGCGTCAAAACCAGTGCCGACATAGGCTTTTCTCCCCCCCGCTGACGGCAGGGTCGCGGGTTAAAGTTTGCGCATCGGCCGGCCGGCCAACCGCACCTTCAGGGTGGTCGCGGTGGTGGCGGCGGCTTCCCAGACGGTCCCGATGACATACGCGGTTCGTGACCCGGTGGATCCGGTCGCCCCGGTCGAACCGGTCGCGGTCATTGCTACCGACCACGGCACGCCCGTAGCGCGGAGGTAACAAAGCGCACCATACGCTTTGGCCCCGGTCGCGACCGCTGTCAGCGAATACACGCCTTTGAGCGCCACGCCGATCTTCTGACCGGCGCCGGTCGCGGCATTCAACGCGACGCCCGCCGTGCGGCCCAGAATGAGGAGCTGCCCGTTGGCGACGGCTCCGGTGGTGGTGTACTGATACACCGCCCCTTCTTGTAACGACTGAGACATCAGATACCTCCAATAACAGAATCGTGGAACGCCCCGCCTACAGACGGGGCGGCGCCCAATCATTAGTTGCCGCGATACTTGTGGACCGCCCGGAAGTCGAGCGCGGACACGCCAAAATCAATGCCGACGACGTATTCGACCCCTTGCAAATCCCAGCTCTGATTTTCGCGCAAGTAGGGTTCCGCGATGCCGTTCAGGAACGCCACTTCAAACGTGTCATAGACATTCGGGTCCGCGAACAGATACCAGGCATAGGCGCCGTAGGTCTGGCCATCCAGCCGCGCATCCGCGACCACCTCAAACCGGCCGGCAAACGGGTTTGGAGTACGAATGGTTGCGCCGGCCGGGTCGTCCTGAGCGGCCATCAGCACGCGGGCGGCCGTTTCCAGCGCCACCGGCACGACCAGATAACGCGGGCGGATATTGAGCACGGCCCCACTGTTGGGGTCGGTCTGCTTCGCCATCGCAGTCGTGGCGGTGGTCAGGGTGGCTACGGTGGGCGCCGTACTCGCCGCCACGTAGTTCTTATGGGTTGCGGTATCCCACAGCGCGGTACTGTCCTGGGTCAGTGTCGGTCCCGTAGTGTTCAGCAGGGCATAGACAATATCGCCGATCTTGCGATTGGCGGCCCGGCCCATCATGCGCGGAACCTGAGTCAGTCCGCCCAGATCGTCGTTGATAATCAACTGCCGGCTCATACGATACTTCTTGGCGTACTGCACCAGCTTGATCGTTTCCTTGCGATCCGTGAACTTTCCGTAGGTGATTTCGCCGTCTTCAGCGACTTCCGCCAGCCCGGTAAAGCCGGACATGTTGATGCGCTCGGCGGTCTTGAAATCGGGCAGTTGGCCGCGCCGGGTCCAGGTTTGCCAGGTTTCCGGCGCTTCATCGAACCCGGTCAGCAGCGCCTTGTTGGCGACATTGCTCAGCAGATAGGTGAAGTCGCTGGTGGTCTGGCCGACCGCGCGGGTCATAATCGCCCGGGTGACCACTTCCTCATCCGGTAGCGCGGCGGTCGTTTCGCCTTTGAACCGCAGGAAATCGCCGGCCAGGGTGCGCAGGCTCTTGCCGTAAATCCCGCCTTCACGCGCCCGCTTCAGTGTTTCCTTATCCGTCACCAACCCGGCCCGAACCAGCAAGCCCTCTTCCGCGCCGGTTTTGAACTTGTCCAGTTCATCCTCGCCCAGCTGGACACTGCTGCCCAGTGACCGGGGCTGATTGCTGGGTTTGGCCGGAATGACTACTGGCGGAAGGCGGCCCTCATGGGTACGCACCCCGCGCCCGGCCCACGGGTCATCACTGACCTTGTTCCACTCGACGGCGGGCTCGGTTTCGCCGCTCATCACGTCCAGCAAAATCTTGCGGGCGGCTTCTACGCCCCAGCCCTCGTCTACGGCGCGGGCGCGCAGGCCAGCATAAAAATCGTTGCGCGGCACAATGTCCAGGTCAAACAGTTCATGGAGATCCGCAATGCGCTGGCGTTCCTCACGGATCGCTTCGGCTTTGCCGGCTTTCTTGGCGATCTGGTGATCGCGCTTCATCCGGGTAATGTCCACCACAGGGGCGGCGTCGGCGGTCTCAACCGCTTTCACTTCTTCGGTCATGGTCTTGGCTCCATACGAGCGATTGATCCCCACCGAAGCATCGGCGGGAACGGTCACAACAGACGCTTCCAGCAAAGTCCAGCCGGTCACCCGGATTTCATCGCTATCGGCGGATTCTTCCCAGCGGTCTACGGTGTAGCCGATGGAGATGTTTTTGAGAAAGCCATCCTGTACATCCTGAAAGATTTCCCGGGCGCGGCTGTTATTCGAGAAACGCAACAGGCCGCGCAGCCGCCCATCCTTAAGCCGCACGTTTTCCACAATACCAATAGGCTGATCCTGGTTGTGCCCAAACAGCAGCGGCAACCCTTCAGCGGCGCGGCTCAGGTCCACTGCGTCCTTTTCATGCGAAAGCACTTCTGTTCCGAACCAGCGCGCGACCGGCGTTTCGCTGGACAGCGCGGCGGGAACGGTGCGGGTTTCGGCATGGGCTTCGCGGAGACTTAACGACGCCTCCCGCTCAAAGCGAGCGCCCGCCAGGCCGGTAAAGTCACGAGTCGTCATTTCGGCTTGCCCTTCTTTTTCTTGCCACCACAAGCGGCGCTCATGCTGAAATCTCGAATTTGTTATGCTTGATCATGTTTTCTGCTGCGGTCAAAATTCTTAAATTAAACTCGCAATGTAGTCCAGAAACCAAAGGATGAACAAGCGGAACAATATGATCGACATGGCGTTTAATGCCATCTGATTTTTCTAGTTGTCTCGCTTCTCGGTAAATCGCGTTCATCTTTTTTCTATCAGCCCACTTCGGAAATGCTTGAGACCGCTTCGCGCACCTCAATCTTTCCAGTTGCGTGTAAATTTCTCTATTCTCTAATTTAACCTTTTTTGCATAAGCAAGCCGCTTTTCCTTATGCTTCTCATACATCCTAATGTGCTTTTGTTTTACTTTTTCTGGATTATTCCGTTCCCAGTTTCTTGATGATTTGCGTACTTTTTCCTTATTATTTTCCCTATATGATTTTGCTATCTGTTTTATTTTTTCATTGTTTTCTACGTTCCATCTTGCTCTTAATACATTAAAGCATTGTTTGCAATAAATACTTTTCCCATCTGCCCGCTTAGCTTCATTGCCAAATTCGTTAAACGGTTTTACTTTTTTACAACTAATGCAAAATTTCGTGCTTACATCAGGCAAATCGAATAGACTTAAGTTAGTCATCGCGGTATCTCACTTATACTGGGGTGATTAGGTGCTGGATGCGTCTCGTAAACGTATCCAGTGCCGCTATTTTATCATAAAATCAATCTCTTAAGCCGCCTCTTTGTCGCTTTTCTTCTGGATTGTATTTACTTCATCATCCTCTTCATCATTCTCTTCATCATCCTTTGCTTCTGGCTTTTCAGTGGACGATGACATAGTGGCAGGCTGACCAGGAACCGGGCGAATATCCAGCGGGTCGGCTTCGAGTTGTGCATCCACCGTCGCGGGATCGCCACCCAAATCGCGGATGATCTGCCAACGCGACCGGAAGCCATTCTCGACCATCATGGCGAAGGCTTTTACCTCACGGGAAGGGTCTATCCAGGGCATATTCGGCGCGCGCACTTCCGGGCGGTACAGACTGGCTTCATCCACGCCGGCAGGGATGCGAATCAAGCCGGCCAACCGAGAGGCATCTACAAATTGCCGCCAGACCGGCAGATACAGCTTGACTCTAAGATAGCCAAACAGGCGGCGGTAGTGCGTGACCGCCTCCACCAGCTCCTGGCGCTGGGCGCTATAGGTGCCGTTGTAATTTTTTGCGATGCTACTGAAGCGCGTACCCGTGCCGGCAGCGACGGCGCGCAGCATGGCGTTGCGGAACGTCTCCAGATTCGGATTAGGCCGTTTCGGGTCAATCACGCCCACGTCCTCACCCGGCAACAAGCCATCGAAGACCAGCCCCGGCGACATGCTAAAACTGCGGTCTGTAGCGGTACTGTCTTCGCCGTCCGTGGTCGTGGCGGCCACCACGTCACTCAAGGCTGAATCCCGCTTGATATACGCGGTCAGAGCGGCTGCGACGCGGGCGGCAATGCGCTCGGATTCCTCGTAGTCTTTGAGATCGTCCAGCCTGGAAAGGACTGCATGGAACAGCGACGCTCCGCGCGTTTGATGCAGGCGGCGCACAAATTTGAGGTGCAACACTTGATCCGCCGGCAGCCAAATCATGTCGCTGCTGGGAATCCAGGCATTGCCGCCCGGATGCTGGCGATACGCCCAGTACCCGACCGGCCGGCCCCAACCGTCTTTGGCGATGCCGTGCGTCACATTGCTTTGGGGCTGGAACATGTCCCACGGCACAAAATCCGCTTCCAGCAATTCC